CCCTTTACAGCTCAACAACTAGTCAATCATCCTGCTCTGCTTACTAGAGAACAGGAGAGAAACAATTGACCAGATGAAGGCTGATGTAGCATGGGACCTTTTGCTTGGATCCCAGCCGGTCAGGTAGCCCCTCGGCAACCTGCCCTTGCAAACTCGATACCTCGTTTTAAACGGACGAGGTAAAAAGAACAAGCTTGCATTTTGCTCTACGATGTAGCCACCGACAGCAAGCATCATGGAAAACAGAGAATCAGAATTAAACTCTCTGAAATCCTGACGCGGCCGAAGGTACTTGTATCTGCGTGAGCAACCTGCGGTGAGTATCCCAGAATCGGGCGACTCCCATTCAGGTACGAAGTACGGCTCACCCTTCAACAACGACACCAAGTAAAGGACCGTATCGATAAGATAAATTCCTATCTTAGCAGACCAATCAAGCACTTGATTTATCGCTGTGTATATCGAGGCGTTCTCGGCAAGGCTTTTTACGTAGAAGGGTGTTACATCTTCTCCGTTATAATAGTCCCCGCCGCAACTTTCTCGAAATGGGCCGTCTGAGTAAGACTTCTCATGGTTCACGAGAAATCCAGCAGCTTGAAGCACTTCACAGAACCCACTATACTCATGTGCCGGTATGATGATATCATCACCAAAAACGGCAGTTTCGGACCAGTCGATAAAAAGACGTGGCCCACCACGAGTACAGCGGAAACCGTAAATGAGGCTAACTAAAAGGAGAGTCATCAACGGGAACGTGAAACCGTTTCCCATAGTGCTAACCATGTTCAGTTTAAGAACCTCACCACCAGGTAGAGTTGTCGTTGGCGACCTCACGGTCGTTATTAGACTCGTCCACTTGGGGGGCATCAAGAGCGAAACCAGTTCGGGCGAGACACAATCCGATGCGGACTTCAAGTCAATGGTCGCGAGACCATTGGTTATTGAGCCACAACGTGCAAGAGCCTTGTTCTTCGGCTGCTGCGTGGATATGTCGAGTCCTATGCTCCGAAGTACCTCCTCGAGGTAGTGGCCAGCAGCAAGCTGGATGGCCATATTCCCCGAGGGTTCGATAGCAATGGTTCTCTCAGTTTCTTCGTTTTTTGGAACCGTTGTTAGCCGCGACCCTTCAACTACCAAATAACCATCTTCACGCCTGAGATTGTCATGCAGGCGAAAGTACGGGTTATTTCGACGTAGCATCAATACCAAAGGGACGCAAGGAGCTGTGCAACTCATAGGCTGAACGATCTTTTCGGCGGTGTGGGTACCCCGAACGCCATTACTGGCGCCCGGACCAAACCTCCAATGATCGAACATGTACCCAAGGTCCAATGTCTCCTGGATATTCAGGTCCGACAGACGCGCGTTAAAACGCTCTAGCACGACAGTAATGAAGTGCCTAGCGTTTGCAGCCACGTCTGGATCGAGCCCGACCCGGTGAGAGCCAACCAGCCGATTAGTGTCAATGAAATTAGACACAGCTTCGGCACGGAGACCTTTATGAGAAAGCCTCGCACGCTTGCGCATGCGAGACACTTGCCTCGTAACAGCAAAGGCTTTCCAGCCTTCCTTGAGGTTTGCATTTTTCAACTCCTGTTCTAGCACGCTGAAGAAGCCATATAGCTTGTCCTCAGTCTTACCCATAGGATAGCTCCCAATAGGAAACTGGTGCGATTTAGTTACATAACGCCGGTTAGTATGGTATCAGCGATCCCCGAAGCTTGATTCCAACCGACCCCAAAATGGGCCGAAAGGAGGGCACGAAGATCTTCTGGTTCATACGTATCCGAACCAGCCGGAACCTCGATTGTCGTCGTTACTCTGGCGACCATCGCATTCTGGTTGGCTGCCGGTTGAACGCCTTTACGAGTGTTAAACTTGTAGACGTTCATTGGCACATTTTTAATCACACCAGTGACTGGGTTAGCCTGCGGCAAAGTCCGCAGCACAGCCGGGCGGAAGAACGTAAAAGTGAACGGTTTTGACACCGAATTCACCTCGACGTTCGTTTGAGTACCACCGAGAGCGCTAATGGCGTACTGCTTGCCATTGACGTTCGGGGCGGTATCCGTCACGAATGTGTAGGTCGGCGATGTTAAGCCGGTAACAGCTGCTCCAGTA